GCTTCTGCGCTGTATGCGCTTGCGTCATTGTCCTGGAGTTCCTTACGCATTTCGCCCCAGAGCTCTTTGAAACGTGTTACATCCATGTCATCATCCTCCGTTTCGCCATTGAGAATTTCCTGAACTTCCTTCCGCAGAGCATCCATGCTCTTGCCATGCTTCGGCCACCACTGCCCCACGTCGCCATGGTTAGAGCCGTAGCCGGCACGATATGACTCTGCATGATCGCTGATCCCAGAAATCGGATATCCGAACTTCTTGACCATATAGACATTCCATGCCACGACCATTTTCCACATCCGGTCGAAATAGCCCTGGTTTTTCGCCACGTCGTATCCGACCATCGTGCCGCCAGCATAGGTGTGGCCTGCGGGTTCGCAAATCTCCCACTGCACCTTCGTGTTATTCCACGAACCCTTACTGCCGGAACCGCATCCCCACGGGCGACCATTCC